TAATTATCATTGATAGTCTTGAGTCATACTTTTCAATGCAGTCTATTTCTTTATCCATAGCTTCTATGATATCAGAATGTTCTCCAATACCTGTAGATCTACTTAAATAGATTTCAACATTGGCAATATGTTTATTTATATGTCCTACGTAATAGGACTTCAAAGCTGATAGTAACATCTCTCTCATATTTATCTCCCTTCTATATCTACAACTTCACATACACCTGCAGTACAGGCTAGTTCTTTACTCCCACTAGTAGTATCTTCTTTTTCAAAGTCCTGTAACTTACTCCAATCTATAGCACGTGGCATGGCTTTTGTCAAGTCATTATATTTATCTTCATCTATATCTTGATAAGGTGCTTGTGCATATGTATGATCACTGAAAGGTAAAAAAGATATACCTGATACCTCATCAAAGTTATCATACACCCATGCACCAACTCTCATCCACTCGTGCTCTTTGACAGATATGGTCACAGATGGTTTATGCTCACACCAATATCTCTGAAACATCAACCAATAGTCTAACTGTTCTATGGCAGTCATCTCAGTTCTAGTGATAGCACCTGTAGGTGACTTCATTGGGAAGCTAAACACAGATACACTATCAGGCTTCATAACATCAGGCTCTGCAGGAATACCTGCATCTATCATAAACTGTGTGAGTGGGTCTTTGTTATCACCACGTACAGTTCTAATGTAAAAAGGATTATGTCTCGCATGAATACCTGAAGCACTATCCACTAACTGACTAACTGTGCCACTAGGTTTTACACACGTGATAGCAGTTGACTGTGGTATGCCTAAATCTTTTGCAATCTTTTTATTTGTTTCTACTGCAACTTCTCTTAATTTCTCTAAATTAGATTCTAAATTACTATTGTCAGGCGACAGTACAGGACAGTCAAGTATACCTGTCAAAGATACACCTAATAATCTTTCTTCTTCTGTATTATCTTTCCATACCTTACGTAAATATTTAAACTCAGTTAGTGTAGATTGAAATGTACCCAAGATAGTAGCCATACGAACTTTATCTTTTAGAGATAACATATCATCTGTTTCACGTGCAACAACTTCAGTTAAATTACAGAACTGATATGGTCTTAATATAATCTCTGAACAAGGATTACAACCAAACTGATAGTTAGCATCTCGTCTACCATTCTCTAGTGCTTTTACTTTAGCAGACTGACGATTAAATATACCACGTTCTCCTGACTTAGATTCGTATAATGCAGTCCACTCTCTCATAAATGTACCCATCTCAGGCTTACCTTTAAATGCGACAGAGTTGTTAGCCAATGCTCGTTGTCCTTCATTCTCCCACCATTGACCTGACTTAGCATGACGCATTTGATCATCACCTAAATTAGATAGAGAGATAAGTGCAGATCTACGTACACCACCTACAACTACAACCTCACCTACCTTACACATAATATCATGACACTCAATAGGATATAGTCTTCTACCTTTTGCATTTTTAAATATGTCTATGCAAAAATTAAATAAGTCTTCTAAGGGTGCAGGACCTGATGCTCTACCACCAAACGTTTTTAGTCTAGCTCCTGCAGGTCTTATCTCTGATACATCCCATTTAGGTATCTGACCCACATATAACATAGCTATCATTTCTCTAAATGCTTTTGCCCATCCGGGTCTGCTATCTGCAACAGTTATGACTGTGCTACTTTCTTCAAAGTGTTCATTAACAATAGGTAACTTATCTACATTTTCTCTTTCTACAGAAAAACCTACACCTGTGCCACACATAAGTATATACATACACTCATCAAAACTACGTGGACTATCTACAGGTATATAACTACAGTTGTATCCTGCAACATGGCATCTATCTAAGGCTACACCTGCAGTCATCAAGGCTCTCATGCTAGGCATGATACCTAGAGATGTTATAGAGTTATTTAGTTTCTCTCTTAGAGCTTTAGTCATTTCATACCCATGCTTTTTCTTTAGATGATTTGACATATAATCAAAGTATCTTTCTACAGTTTCAATCCACGTTTCTCTACGTTGCTCATCATCTTTCCATCTTGCATACCTAGACAAGGCAATAAAGTTTTGATAGTCTGTTGGTAGGTAGTTATTAATCATTTCATTCCTCACTTATTGTTTTCATATGTCTTATCTGCACACCTTCTAAGTCATGCAAAGTATCCTTAATATAATCCTGTATTTCTTCTCCTACATTACCATCTGCAGGAACAGGATATTCTTCAGGGTCTATCTGCAGTGTGATATTTAATTTAACTTTTAGGTACATCTACTACCTCTATCAGTTTAGCAAGATACCATTCTGCTTTCTTTAAATCTTCTACACCATTCTTATATCTGTATCTCCATAGATATTTCATAATGTTACCTTGTAGGTAAAACTCAAATCCATCACCTGTCATAGCCTGAATAGCATCAATAGTTTCTATACCTGCTTTGTTATAGTGTGGTGGATGATTTACCATATCATCTTTTTTACCTGATAAATATTTCACTGTTTGCTCCTTTGACTTTTCTTCTATCTCTTTAAATTTATTTTTCATATATTCTAAATGTCTCATTTGTCATCCTTAAAGTTAACGTGTATAACATTGTCATGTGTTTTTAAACTTTCAGTAAGTAGGTATTCAATAGGCATAAAACTTTCTGCCAACCTCTCTGCCTCACGTTCTACCTTTTTATCATCCAACATCAAAGGAAAAAGAGCACAGAATCTCCTTGCTAATTTTAAAAAATCTATTTGATCTTCTCTACTAAGAGTCATCTGATTAGTGGATACTAATCCTATAGACACATCTCCTGTCCATTTATCTTTTTCTACAATAGGTTTTAAAACTACACTAACATCATTTTTATCCATAACTATTTTATTCTCCTTATCTTTCTCCCTGAAAACTTAATAAATTTAGGGTAATTGTTTTTACCTTTTTCTTTCAACCAATCTTCAGGAATGATCCTATCATAATAACGAAATCCATACTTGATACACCACTCCCCATAATTTGATTTTGCTCCCTTTCTTAATTTGTTTCTACTGTTTTCAAACACAAACCTAATATCTAAATGAGGATGTTGTTTCTGTATGGCTAGATGTTTACGTCTATCTGATGCTAAAAACCTACCTTTTGTTTCTATAATTATACCATTGTTAAGTATAAAGTCAGGGGTATAGGTGCGATAAGCTAAGTCTTCCCACTCTATCTTGATGCTCTCATACTGATACTTATATCGTATCGTATCAAGAGCCATAGAAATCTTTAACTCTAAGCCACTCCTATACCCATTCTTTATGGCTTCTCTTCTTACCTTATGTGGTGACACTAAAGTAATCTTCTCCATCCTGTAAAAGGATTGAACTCATATGAGTCATGAGAATAAGAAACACCAAGAGCTTTCATCTCTTCTTTTACTGCCTCGTCTGCTAACTTCTTAGCTTCCATAGCATCTCTCAAACCTTTGGTTCTCATATCACGAAGAGTTTTCTTTGCCTCAGTCAACTCTTTCTCCATAGTTTCAATGTCCTTTTGCAAGTCTTCTATCTTCTTTGCATCCGTACTCACTATTTTATACTCCATATTTTTTTAGCTTGTTCTACCATCTCCCCTGACCACATCCAAGAATCTAGATTGGGGTGAACTAACGAAGCTAA